AGGCTGCTGTGATTGATGGCAAGAATCAGCCGGTGCGCGTTATTGAAGACTACACTTTGGTTTCGGTGAGGAACTGATGGCTCGCTTCGTTGACTTCACAACGAACTTCTCGACGGGCGAGCTTGACCCGTTGCTGCGTGCGCGTGTTGATTTGCAGCAGTATGGCAATGCGCTGGCCAAGGCAACGAATGTCCTGATACAGCCGCAAGGTGGCCTGCGTCGCCGCCCAGGATTAAAGCATATCTTGCAGCTGCCTAATACCAGCACAGAGTCTGCAGGCAATGGCGTGCGCCTAGTGCCGTTCTCATTTTCTGTCGATGATTCCTACATGCTGTGTTTTACGCATAACCGCATGTATATCATTAAGAATGGCGTAGTACAGGCCAACATCAATGGCAGCGGAAACAGTTACCTGACCACCACCATCGGCAGCAGCATTGTTGACGATATGTGCTGGACACAGTCGGCTGACACGCTGATTGTGGTGCATCCTGACCTGCAGCCAGTGCGCATAACCCGCACCAGCGATACAGCCTGGACGGCCACCACGATTACATTTGACAGCATCCCCAAGTACGCATTCAACATTAACTTTGATACGAACATCGGATCAACGCTGACACCATCTGCGGTATCAGGAAACATCACGCTGACAGCCTCTGCAACTAACCACGACAGCGGCGCAGCACAGGCTGGCACCAGCACCACGATCACGCTGAAATCAACATCTAGCGCTACTGATGACATCTACAACGGCATGTATGTCACGATCACTAGCGGCACAGGTGCTGGCCAGATCAGGATTATTGAGGATTATGTCGGCAGCACCAAGGTGGCAACGGTAACCCCGGCATGGACAACAACGCCAACGAGCGCAAGCAATTACTCAGTTACCACTTGGACAACAGAGTCGGTCAATCAGTACGTCAATGTTAATCCGCAGGGCCGCGCAAGGATTACTCGGTACATATCGTCAACGGTGGTCGAGGCTGTTACTGAATATCCATTCTTTAATACTTCAGTGATTGACGCTGGTCGCTGGGAACTTGAATCGAATTACGAGGATGTCTGGTCGAGCACCAGAGGCTGGCCACGGTCGGTAACTTTCCATGAGGGTCGGCTGTACTTTGGCGGCAGTAAGTCGCGGCCATCGACCGTGTGGGGCAGCAAGATCGGGCTATTTTTTGACTTTGTGCCATTTGAATCTTTGGACGATGATGCGGTCGAGGCGACGCTAGATACCAACGATCTGAACGTCATCACCGACATTATCAGCTCGCGTGACTTCCAAGTCTTTACCACCGGCGGTGAATTCTTTGTACCGCAGCAGGGTACTGAGCCGATCACCCCGCTGACCTTCACGTTTAAGAACGTCAGCCGAAATGGGATTAAGCCTGGCACTCGGGTGCAGTCGGTTGAATCCGGCTCGGTCTACATCCAGCGCCAGGGCAAATCGCTCAATGAGTTTCTCTTTAGCGACACCCAGCTGACCTACATCACTCAGCGGATCTCGCTGCTGTCTGGCCACCTGCTGAAGGGGCCGCAGCGGATTGCTTTGCGTCGGGCATCTAGTACAGAAGAGGCAGATCTGTTGCTAATGACCAACGCCAATGATGGCACGATGGCGGTCTTCTCCATCATGCGCAGCCAGCAGATTACGTCGCCGTCTGAGTACACAACCGACGGTGAGTTTATCGACGTTGGCGTGGATGTGACGCAGATCTATGCGGTGACCAAGCGTGTATTCAACAGCACTACAAGGTACTTTATTGAGCTGTTTCAGGATAGTCTGTATACCGACTGCGCATTTACAGGTGGCGCTGCAGCCAGCGCATCAAGCCTGCCGCACATTGCCAAGTCGCTGAATGTCATTACTGACGGCGTGCCGCAGACTAACGAGACTGTCAGCGGTGGCGGCTCGGTGACGTTTGACCGGGCATCAACTACAGGCTACGAGGTTGGCTTGCCGATTACGGTCTATGTCAAAACCATGCCGGTTGAGATCAAGCTGCAGACCGGTAGCCGGGTATCGTTCAAGAAGCGTATCGTTGAGATCAGTGCGGTGCTGGAAGAGACACAAAACATTGTGCTGAATAATCAGCCGGTGGCGTTTAGGCTGTTGGATAATCCGTTGCTGGATGACCCGGAGCCTACCTTTACCGGCATCAAGCGGGTCAATGGTGTGCTGGGTTACAGCCGCGAGCAGTCGATTGAGGTGTCGCAGAATCTGCCGCTGAAGATGAACTTGCTCGGCCTTGACTATCGCGTGGCCGTTTACTCGGGAACATAAGTATGGATATACATTCAGGCGCGGCTATCGGAAGGGAAGAGTTGCTTGGGCAAGCCGGTGGTGGAGCCCCGGCAACTGGTGGCGTTTCTGGTGGGATGATAGTTGCAGGCGCTGGCCTGATTGCATCTTATGCTGCTTCGCAGGCGCAACTGGCGGCTGGCATCCAACAGCAGACAGGTTACATGTTGCAGGCACGCGACAACCTGGCGGTGGCCGAGGTTCGCGCAGAAATGTCGGATCAGTATGCGCAGATCCAAGCTGGCCGGATGTTAAAGAAGGCAGAGGTTGAGGCACGCAACTATCAGATCGCTGGCAACACTTTGCTAAAGAATTTGCGAGCTGCCAATGCTACTGCCAGAGCTAGGGCGGCGGCATCTGGCATTGCATTCGGTGAAGGCAGCGTAGCTGCAATTCAGCGCGAAAATGTGCAGGCGACCATGTTTGATGTTGGCATTGCTGATCTGAACGCGCTGACAGCTCAAGTGCTCGGGTTTGAAGATGCGTCTGCGATGATCCAATCGACTGATTACCAGAACTTCCTGAACGTGTTTGCGGCACAGCGCCAGGCTGGTCAGTTTACTCAGGCTGGCAAAGCTGCGCGTCAGCAGGCTGGCTTGTTGGCTGGTGCTACATTGACCCGTGGTGCGGTTGATTTTGCCCAAACTGTGTATAGATAATAAGGCAACAACATGGTAACCAGAATTCAATCCGGTCGAATCCAACTAGATGCACCTGGCGGCGTGCCGATGGATCGCGTTGTGCCACCACAGGTTGATTTTATGCCTGCCGCCAGAGAAGAGGCCAGAGTCGCAGCCACGATGGCTGACATTTATGACCGCATGTCAGCGAGCGTTTTTGGCGTGGCTAAAGGCATGGTAAAAAAAGAGGCTTTGCAATTTGCCGCAGAAAATCAATTTACGCCAGAGCAAATTGAATTAGCAAAAAACGGAATGCCAAGCGCTATACCAGGTTTGGGCAGAATGTCTGCAGACTTTACGGTATTTGGTGAAGCGCTTGCGGAGGCTCAGTCACTCAAACTGGCTGCGGCTTTTGAGCAAACTGGTTTAAACGACTTAGTCAAAATTCAAGACGATGTAAAAAACGGAGTTATTACAGCAGAGCAAGCGCAGCAAAAGATTGCCAACATCAACAAAGGGCTTACCAATTCTTTGGCCAAGGTAGATGGCAGTGCTGCAATCAAGTTTAACGCGACATTCTCTGTGCATGGCAATGCCGTACTAAAGTCAGCTTATGAAGCTGAGGCAAAACGCTCAAAAGAATTAAACACAATCAAGCTGTATGACACTGTTGCAAATTACGAAAAGCAATTAGAAACGGTGCTAACTCAAACGGAATATCAAACTGGCATTGATTCATTTGGCAGAACCGTTGCGTTTAACCCTGTAGTTGAAATGATGCGTAAAAATTTAGATCAGCAAACGCTTGCGTTTGGTGACGCATCAATCCGCAAGGAAATCATGGAGCGGTGGGATAAGAAAGTTACAGAGGCAAAAATTGAAACAGTAGCCGCTTATGTCATTTCTGACAAAACGCTAATGAATGATCCGATCGGAACTAGAGAAAAGATCAAGAGCGGTCAGCTTAATAAGATGAGCGGCGTAATGAAGGACTTGCTGGCTAACAACCGTGAAGCCGTTGTCAAAATTCTCAACGTATTTGACAAACAGTCTGTTGATGAAGCAGCGGAAATTGCTCGGCAAAAAGATCTTCAGAAAAAAGCCAATAACCAAAAATTGGTTGAGAAGTACGCTGAATGGAGAAGAACAACAGACCCTAGACGCAAGAGGCAGTTGGAAGCGGAAATGATTCCGCTTGCTGATACTTTGGCAGAGATTGATAAAATTATTGATGTTGACAAAGGCAAAGGAAAAGGCGACGCGCTTTTGAAATCAAGACTAAAAGACAAGATTGCAAGCGGCGAAATCACCAGCGTATATCAATTGCATCCTTACTTTGAGCGCGGCCAGATCAACTCCGAACAATTGGATTCGCTGCAGTCATTTATATACACTGCTGGAAAACCAGACATCATGGCAGCCACGCAAAAGCTGCGTCGCTATGCTGGTGTGGGCGATACGACAAGCAACACATTTGACCCAAAGGCTGCTGAGTTTATTAAGTATGACAAACTTGAGACTCGGTATGAGGCTCTTGTGACCCAAGAGCGTAATCGTCAAAATACGCTGCCACCGAACAAACGCACCGGCATTGACTACGGCGGTATTGCTGACCAGGTAATAAAAGACTTCAAAGCAACGGATGTTGTCACTGATCGCAAAAATGAGGCAAAGGCGAAACTTGACAAAATATCTCAGCGCATTAAAAAGGATTTTGGGCGGACTATTGAGATCACATCAAAAACAAGCGTTGAAGATTTGAAAAAGTTGAAGGGCAAGAAGGAAGGCGATATTATTTTTGATAGCCCTCTCTTTAGCAAAGATGAGTTGGATCGCATTCAAAAGCAGATCGACATCCTGAAAGAATGACATGCGCTCACTGATTGAACAGGAATATCTCGACGACCTGCTGGCAGCAAAGTATCCAGCAGAGTCTCTTGACGGTATGCAGCTGGCCGCTGCTGATACCGGTCGCCTGCCGGAGGTTGTAGTTACTGGTGAGCCAGAGCCGTCGCTTGATGGCTTGCAGCTGGCCGCTGGCCCAAGCAAGACGCGCACAGATGCGCCTGCTGGTGCTGGCTTGCCTAAAGCGCCGACCACGCCTGAACAGGCTGCGGAGATGATGCGCAATATGCCGCTGGCAACGCAATCGGAAATGATCATGCGCAGGATTGCAGAGGATCAGAAGGCTGGCGTTGTGGGCTCTGTCATTCCAAAAGATATGACGCTGCGTGAAAAGCTGGCTTCCGGTATGCAGCAGATGCTAATTGACAACGCCGGCATGGACAATGTCCGCGCACGCAGGCTGGCGCAAACCATGTTTGGCGGCGAGAGCTCTGGCGCACCGCTTGGCATTGGCTTGGTTGATGTTTCGCCGTTTGTCATCCCACTTGCCGCGCAGGAGGCAGGTATCTCTGCCGGTGAGGCAAGAGAGGCTGCGCAGGCGGGCGAGTATGGCAAAGCTGCATTGAGTTACGGAACTGGCGTGCTGCAGGGATTGGATGTTGTGCCTGGCGTTGCGATTGCTGCAAAGGTTGGCAAAGCTGCAGGCAAGGCGCTGGCACCGGTTGCCGGCGAGATGGTTGAAGGCTATATGCGGAAAACTGGCGGGCTTATGGATGTCGCGCCTAGCAAATTTAATCCAGCTACAGAATTGCCAAAAGCAGTTGATACTGTTGCCACAAATCCTGATTTAAAAATCTATTTGCCTCAAGCTCAACGAGCTCCATCTGTTGCGCTGCGTTTGGCTGGCGTGCCAATTGATGGCACAGGTCAAAAGGGAACAATTACTGTTAATGATGTTGGAATAATTTTAGAAAAGTCACAACTTGCGTTAAATAAAAATAAACCGCTAGATCCAACAAAACCAAAAGATCTGGCAAAAATGGTTGATTCGGCTACGGCTGAAGCTGAATATCAAATGTCTCAACCAATTAGCGGTGCTACTTGGTACGAAGATGACGTTCATCAGGCGTTTATGTTGGGCTCAAAAATTATTCCCGAGCTTGCAACCGATGAACCGCTTCGCGTAATGACCACAGCATTTTCTGCGTCAACTAGCTACAACAAACGAGCTGGGGAAAATTGGCCGGTTGCTTTGCGTATCACAGAACACTTGATGAAGACCGGCCAGATGGCATCACGCAATCCAGATAATGGAAAGCTGTGGGGCGGCACAACTGGGCCAATCATGGAGCAGCAATTAAAATTGCATGATTACATGATTAAAAGAATGGGCATGGACAAGTATGCCGAATGGCTACTGACCCCGCACACAGTAAAAGAAATTATAGAAATGCGAGCCGCATCTGGTCTTTACAAAAGCCCAGGAATACCAGGTAAAGCAAATGATATGAAGATGGGCGCTTTTATTATGGGTGAAAAGGGTGGCCCTTTCTTTTTAAATCTTAATGGTATTAAAGAGACAACTGCTGACAAGTGGTTTACCAGAACTTACAACAGGCATGTAGGTACTTTGACCCAAGGCAACGTAAGCGAGCAGGGTCTGGTAGATGCCCCGCGCAATGAAGCCGAGCGGGCCATAATGAAGCAATGGAACAGGGCTGTTGCATCAAATATAAAACTAGACGAGCAGGCAAACCAAGCTGTTTTGTGGTACTACGAACAAAGCCTATATTATAATTTGGGCGTAAAGTCAGCCAGATCGGAGAGCTTTTCAGATGGAGCCAAAAACCTACTCAATGCCAGAGGAATCCCCTTCACCGAGTCCGAGCTCGCTGGAGCTAGAAGCCTCCGCAATGCGCGTCAAACTTCAACAGAATCGACAAGCGCTGGAGAGCCAGGGAATCCAATCAGCGTCGGACAAGCTACGCCAGCTGCAAGGACAAGAGTAACCAGGAGCCGTCCAGCTCCAAAGACAGGAGCTGAATAATGGCCATTGACCCGTTAAGCAAGCGCTTAGACCAGATGGTCAACAGCTCGCGGCCATTAGACCAGACATCCCAAGAAGCGGCATCAACATCGGTTGAGCCGGTTGGTGAGTTTGAGTCTGTCCAGGTTGCTGGCCTTGGCAGCCTTGGCTCTGTTTTAAAGGAAGCAATAAAAGGCGGTAAAGCTGTGCGCGGCAAAAAGCAGATGGATATGCTTGATGCCATGAAAGCAGCACCAGAGCAGCCGCCTGCAGCAGCAACAGTTGTAGAGCCCGCAGCTCCAGCAGCTCCGGCTGCGCCAAAACCTGCCGCACCAAAACCAGCTGCACCAAAGCCTGCGGTCAAAATGCCAAAGGCTGCGCTTGAGCCACCTTCTCCAGCCAAACTTGAGGCTGATGCTGCAACTGCAGCTGGCACTGGTAAGCCACCAGAGGTGCCGTTTAACCTTGACCTATACGACGATCAAAGCGTTGCTCAATACACCGAAGCGGTATTGAAAAATGCCAACATTGATTATCAGCGCATTACCTTCGCAGAGATTGAGGACAGGGTTGCGCGTGAAGGTATGGGGCCGGAATACACCGCTCAGATCCGCGCTATTGCTGATCGCTATGGCGAGTTGCCATTTGAGGTGCGACGCGCTTCTCTTGCGTTTCCGCTGCATGTTAGAGAGCTCAACACGGTTACTGAGGCACTGCTGAAAAACCCAGGCAACAAAGATCTTCAGCGAAAGTTTCTTGAGCAGTGGGCTGTGACTGTACACGTTGGCCAGGCTGCCAAAGATATTCAGGTCGCACCAGCGCAGGCGCTTGCAATACTGAATCAAAGCCGGACAAGCATTTCAGCCACAGACATGGGATCAATCAAGGCTTTGCTTGATGACCCGAACATTGATGAAAACATCCGGCAGGCTGCCGAGGGCATCAATACTTTGATCGACAATTCAGCCAAAGCAAAGCTAATTGAAAAGCTGTCAAGGGTTGGCTTTGTCAAAGACCTGTGGCTATCCACTTGGGTAAACGGCTTACTGTCTTGGACTGCGACTCCAGTTGTAAACATGATCAGCAATAGTTCATTTGCGCTGCTGCAGCCAATTACTCGCTTTACGGCTGGAGCTATTGGCGGTGCGCGGCAGATATTGCCTGGTGCTAATCCTGATCGCGTATTTATGGGTGAGGCATTTGCCGGGTTTGCTGGCTACGTTCAGAGCAGCAAGGACGCAATGCGTCTTGGATGGGAAGCGTTCAAGACAGGCAAAACACTTGATGAGCGATTGGGTGCTGCGGCAGCAACAAAGCTAGAAACTCGCGGCGGTGCAGCTGGTCTGGATGCTGCCGAATATGGGTTTGAGGGCAAACTTGCCGCTGGCTTGAGCTTGTGGTCAAAGTTTGTGTCGGTGCCTGGTCGAGTCATTCAATCCCAGGATGAAGCATTCAAAGCGCTTGCCTACAAGTTTGAGGTCAACGCGCAGGCGTATCGCGATGCGGTGCGCTATGAGAATCAATTGTTGACAGATGGGGTTGATGAGGCCACAGCAAGCAGCATGGCTACCCAGCGCATCATTGATAACATGAACAACCCGTTTGATTATATTGACGCTGCGGGAGAAGACTTCGCCAAGATGCTGACGTTTACTCGGGATCTCGACGGGTTTGCTGCCAAGGTGCAAGAGGTATCAAACGTCAACGTACTCACCAAGACCACGATGCCATTTGTGCGCACGCCAACTTGGTTGACTTCTGAGGGTTTGCAGCACAGCTGGTTTGCACCGCTTTCGTCGCAGTGGCGTAAAGACATGGCTGCTGGTGGCGCACAGCGTGATCTGGCGCTTGCCAAGTTTGGACTTGGTAGTACCGCAATGGTTGCGATGACATCGCTGGCTGTTGACGGTCGAATCACTGGTGGCGGCCCTGGCAACTCAGAGCTGCGCAAAGTGTATATGCGCGATGGCTGGCGGCCTTATTCGTTCGTGTTAAACGAGGGCGAATGGGATGATGAATTCAAGAAGTATCTTGACGGCATCCCGAACATGGATCCATCGATTGGCAAGAATGGCAAGCTGTACATCAGTATGCGCGGGTTTGATCCGATTGCCGCACCATTTGCTATGGCTGCCGATTACGTTGAATATGCTCGATACGAAGACGATCAAGACATGATTGCCCAGGTTGGGCTTGGTGGTCTATTTGGCCTGTACCAATACATTGGTCAGTCGCCGTTTATGCAGACGCTTGGCGGCATGGTTAGTACACTTGGAAACAGTGTGCCAAATGCAAAGCAGGTAATGAAAGATGTCGTTAACCAGATTAACGCAAACGTGGCTGGCTATGTTATTGGCGGTTCTCCGATAGGCGCGTGGAGTTCATTTCAGGCTGGCATTGAGCGATACATTGACGGCAGCAGGAAAGACATTACTGCGCCGCCAGACATGCCAACCGGCGTTAAGGGCTGGTACGAGGGTTATCTGCGCTGGCGCTCACGCACGCCTGGCTTATCCGGCAGCCTGCCAGATCGCTTGAACCGCTGGGCAGAAGTTGAGTCAGAGCTCGACCCAGTTCGGCCTTGGCTAGGGTTTACCGGCATTCGCACTTCTGAATCAAAGATGCAGGAAGTGGATCGCATGTTGATCTCGCTTGGTATGCCGTTGGGTATGCCACCAAGAACAATTAGCCAAACGAATAACCAGGGCGTGGGAGCGTCCATAAAACTGGACACAAATGAATATAACGAGCTGCTGCGGATATATGCCCAGGACGTACAAATGAACGGGATGACCGTTCAGCAGGCGCTTGTGGCTAGGGCAAAAGAGCCGGACTTCGCAAGGCTTGATAAGTATTACCAGCAGCAAACTATCAAGTTGCTTGACGATAAGTTTATGGAGCAGGCAAGGCAAACTCTGCTGCAAAATAGTTTGTACAGCGATGCGATTCAAGAGCGCCTAGAAATCGAGCAAGAACGAAAACAGTTGCGCGGTTCGTATAAGCAGTGAGTACAATTATCAACTGAAAGGAAATAAATCATGGGCGTGCCAATTAACAATGTGACAAGGCGGGTGGTCTATGCCGCAAGCGGCACCGGCCCGTATAACTTCACGTTTGAAATTCTGGCTGCAGGCGACATCGCGGTGTATCGTGATGATTCTTTGCTGACGCTGACCACTGACTACACGGTCACGATCAACACCAACGGCACTGGCTTTGTGACGCTGACAGCGACACCCACGGGGGCGACACAGATCGCCATCGTCGGCAACAGAACGATTAGCCGCACCACAGACTTTGTGACCGGTGGCGATTTCTTTGCCAATACGCTGAACGACGAGCTGGATCAGCAGACCATCTTCAACCAGCAGAACTCGGAAGGCTTGAGCCGCGCTCTGCAGGCACCGCAGACTGACCCGACCAGCATTAACATGACCCTGCCTCGAGCGACGCTGCGTGCCAACAAGGCGCTAGGCTTTGATGCTAACGGCAACCCAGCCATTGCTGACACGCTCGGCACCAACCGTGGCAACTGGGCGGCGGCTACGCTGTACTACGTCCGAGACATCGTCAAGGACACCACCAACAACAATATCTGGCAGTGTATTACCCAGCACACATCGACCGGCTCGCAGCCGATCAACACCAACACCGACAGCGCTAAGTGGTCGCTGCTGGTAGACGCTGCTTCGGCTACTACCTCGGCAACCAACGCTGCCAACTCTGCATCGGCTGCGGCAACGTCGGCCAGCAATGCCTCGACCTCGGCGACCAACGCATCGAACAGTGCGACCCTTGCCTCCGAGTGGGCGAGCAAGACCAACGGCCAGGTAGCTTCGACTGACTACTCATCCAAGGCATGGGCGGTCGGCGGCACTGGGGTGACCGATACCTCCAGCCGTGGCGCTGCGAAGGAGTGGGCGACCAAGACTTCCGGCACGGTGGACACGTCTGAGTTCTCGGCGAAGGAATACTCGCAGGGCTCGCAGTCAGGCACTGGCGGGTCGGCAAAGAACTGGGCGCAGCAGACCGGTGCTGATGTCACTGGCGCGTCTGCCAACTCTCGCTCTGCCAAGTCATGGGCGCAGGATGCGCTGACCGGTGCGACGCTCGGTGGATCTTCCAAGGATTGGGCGCAGCACACTGGAAGCACGGTCGACGGCACCAACTACTCGGCCAAGTACCACGCCACTGCAGCTGCGTCTTCTGCATCTGCGGCCTCGAGCAGCGCGTCAGCTGCGGCCACAAGTGAAACAAATGCAGCGACATCTGCTGCGGCTGCTGCGGCTGCGTTGGATAACTTTGATGATCGCTACCTTGGTGCGAAGTCTAGTAACCCGACGGTAGACAATGACGGCAACGCGCTGCTGACAGGTGCGCTGTACTACCGCACGACAACGCCTGTGGGCATGAAGGTCTACGACGGCGCTCAGTGGCTGGAGGCTTCTGCTGCCCAGCAGTCGCTGATGGTGACGTATGAGTTTGTGGCGACCTCAGGCCAGACCACCTTCTCCGGTACGGATGCCAACGGCGCGACTCTGTCTTATGTCGCTAACAGCATCAGCGTATCGTTGAACGGTGTGACGCTGCGTCCGGGTGATGACTACACCGCGACCAACGGCACCAGCGTTGTGCTGAATGTTGCTGCTGCGCTGAACGATGATCTGATGGTGATCGCCTTCGCTGTGTTCAACGTGGCGAACGCTGTCGCCAAGACCGGCGACACGATGACGGGTGCGCTGAATCTGCAAGCGAACTTGGTATTCGACGGCAACGCACGGCGCATCACTGGCGACTTCAGCAATGCGACTCAATCTAATCGGCTTTCGTTTCAATCCAGCACAAGCAATGGAAATACAACAGTAACAAGCCTACCAAACGGAACTGCAACAGTTTCCGGGTTCTTGGCAATAAATAACTCAGACCCAACAAACTCTGCGTTTGTTGCAATGGCTACGGCTGGTGGAACAGAGGCTCGGTTTAGTTCAAGTATTTTGGGAACCGGCACTTATCTTCCAATGACCTTCCACACCGGAGGCAGCGAGACAGCGCGTTTTAGTGCCACGGCAAAGACTTTGATTTTGTCTGGTGGTGACACGACTGCAAACGGCACAGGCATTACCTTCCCTGCTACGCAATCAGCATCGTCTAATGCGAATACGCTGGATGACTATGAGGAAGGTACGTTTACGCCAACCGCTACGGGAGCATCAACGGCTGGAACAACAACATACACAGTACAAGCTGGTTTCTACACAAAGATTGGCAGACAGGTAACAGTATCAATAAAACTTGGTTATTCTGCTATGACAGGTACTGGAACAGTAAATATTGGTAACTTACCGTTTACGAGCGCAAATACAACTAGCTTAGAAACTGTTGGTAGTGTCATGACTCAAAATTTAAATTGGACTGGTGGGACTTATCTTAGTACTTATATAGATGTAAACCAAGCAGTTTTAAATGTTTATGGTTCTACTGATGATGGTGCATTGTCTGCCCAACAATGCGTTAATGAAACAGCTAATTATTGGATTGTGCATACTTACTTTACAGCTTAACTTATCTACGCCGGACTAGTGTAGACGGAAAGGAAAACACATGATTACCAAAGAAACAGTTGTCGATCAAATCACGGTCACCGAGAACGGCATTGTTCTCTACCGTGAAGCAACAAGAATCATCGAAGACGGCAAGGTGCTGACGCAGACTTATCATCGTACCAGCCTGACACCGGGGCAAGACCTTGAAGGCGTTCCAGAGAATGTTGCAGCCATTTGCAATACTGCTTGGACACCCGAATTAGTTTCGGCATATCAAGCACAGCAAGCAGCCGCATTGGAGGCCAAATAATGCCACGATCCAGAGAACTAGCAGAACTTGCCACCAGCTATGACAGCGGTGGCTCACTTGGTTTCCGTAACCGCATCATTAACGGTGCGATGGTGATCGACCAGCGCAATAACGGGGCGAGTGTTACTCCTACAGTTTCAACCGCATACACATTAGACAGATGGGGCTATGCCTTTACACAAACATCTAAAGCATCTATTCAGCAAAATGCTGGCTCTGTAACTCCTCCAGCAGGATTTACCAATTATTACGGATTTACTTCACTATCTGCTTATAGTGTTTTATCTAGTGATATTTTTGCTATTGCTCAATTTATTGAAGGCTTTAATGTTGCAGATTTAGGTTGGGGTACGGCTAACGCGCAAACAGTTACTTTGTCTTTTTGGGTTCGTTCAAGTTTAACTGGTACTTTTGGTGGGGCTATTCAAAATTCTGCCGTAAACAGAAGTTACCCATTTACTTACACAGTTTCTGTTGCTAACACTTGGGAGCAAAAATCTGTAACCATAGCTGGCGATACTAGCGGAACTTGGTTGACAACAAACGGCGTAGGTATGCGAGTTTGGTTAGGTGTTGGTATGGGTTCTACCTATAGTGGAACTTCTGGTGCATGGGCTGGCTCAGATTTTCGTTCAGCCACAGGCGCGACCAGCGTAGTCGGAACCAACGGCGCGACCTTCTACATCACCGGCGTACAACTAGAAGCTGGCTCAGTAGCAACACCGTTTGAGCGCAGAGATTATGGGCGTGAGTTGATGATGGCACAGCGTTATTACTTTAAGTTAACACCTAAAAATACTGGGTATTTTTCTTCTGGATACAATAACTCAACGACTGTGTATAGAGGAATTGTAAATTTTCCAGTAAGCATGAGAACTGAACCAACAGCATTAGAACAAACAGGCACTGCGGCAGATTATGGAGTTCAGCACGGCGGCTCAACTGTTACGAATTTAAGTGCAGTTCCATCTTCTTTTGTTGCTTCTTTAACATCTTCTAGGATTTCAGTTTCGGTGGCATCAGGATTAACCCAAGGTCAAGGTTCTATGATTATTGCAAACAATGATTCTGCTTATCTAGCTTGGAGTGCTGAACTATGATTTACAAAATTCTTCCTCGCCAAGAAGGCGAACCACAAACCTTTGCTCGTATTGACGATGATGGTCTGTGCCGCTTGACTTGCACAGAAGACTACCCAGAGTTTCAGAAATGGATCGAGGCAGGCAACGAACCATTGCCACCAGACGAGGTGTCAGGTGAATGATTGGCTGACTAACCTTGGCGTGGGCGCTGGCGCTGCTGTCGCCGGTGCCTATGCCATGTGGCGCAAGGTGCTGGCTGACAACCGCGAAGGCCGCATGAATCAAGCGACTGACGCTGCTACCCAGCAGGTCATCCAGATGCTGCGGGAGGAAGTCGAGCGCCTGTCGCAACGGCTGGCTGCGGTCGAAGAGCAGAACCGTAAGTGCGAGGAAGCGAACGATGCCTTGCGCGAAGAGATCATCAGTATGAAGAAGCAGCTCCACCTGTTCTGATGTGCTTGACCCGATCACAATCGCGGCAGCTTACCGCGCTTGCACCACAGCCATCGATCTTGCCAAGAAAGGCGTTGAGTTATACAAGCAGATTAAATCCACGAGCGGGGATGTCAGCGACGTACTGAAAGACCTGAAGGAGCAGTACCACAAGATAGTTGACCCAAGCCCGGAGCAAAAGAAGCAGTACAACGAAGAGGTTAAGCGTGTGCAGGAAGTGGCGAAAGCCACGCCGGATGATGTGCTGAATGACATCTGGTCAAACCTTGGCAACTTCATTGACCAGTACGAGGCGCTTGCAAAAATCTATGTGCAGAGCGAGGCAGCAGCGAAAGAAGTTTACAAGGGTGATCTGTCGCTAGGTCGCAGGGCTCTGGAGCGCATCCGGCTAGAGTCTAAGTTGGATGAGATGCTGGCGCAGGTGCGAGAGCAGATGGTCTACAACACACCACCGGAGCTAGGTTCTGTGTGGTCAAGGTTTGAGAAGGCATGGCACGACATTCAGAATGAGCAGGCAGATGCGCTGGCAATAGAAACCAGAAAGATTCAGGCAGCTAGATGGCAACGAAAGCAGGCGGTAAATCGGCTCAAGGCGCGTCTGGTATACGTTGGGGCGACCGTGTTCGTGATTCTATGGGCGGTGGGAATAATGCTTCTGGTGGTCAGAAGCGCGACAATGAGGATGTACCTTGGTCACTGATTGCTACAGTGATGGCCGTAGTGCTGATGTTCTTTATCGTCATGCCTATCCTGGCTTTCATGTATTACGACATGTACTTTGCGACACAGGCTGCAGTATATGAAGTCAAGAAGATGAAACAATTGAGGCGTGAAATACAGGAAGAGCGGAGGCAAGGCAATGCTTACAGAGAGCCAACTGAAGCAGCTGATACCAGGGAATAAGTATGTGTCCTATTGGCACAACGCACTGGAGCAGCTGCTGCCGGACTATGACATCAATACGCCCCAGCGCATTGCATCCTTCATTGCTCAGTGCGCCCATGAGTCTGGCAACTTCACAGCGCTGAAAGAGAATCTCAATTACAAGTGGGAAACCCTGCGCAGGTTATTCCCGAAATACTTTCCCACCGATGAGATGGCCAAGGACTACGCGAGCAGGCCGAACAAGCAGGCTGCAATCGCCAATCGGATCTACGCTGGCCGCATGGGTAACGGCGACGAGCAGTCATCTGATCCCGCAAAATGGATCGGTCGCGGGTTGATCCAGCTGACCGGTCGCTCAAACTACCAGGCATTTGCTGACTCGGTCGAGATGGACATCAACGATGTGCCTGAGTACCTGGCTACGTTTGAAGGTGCTGCACAGTCTGCCTGCTGGTTTTGGGAAACCAATAACCTGAACAAGTTTGCTGACGCTGATGACATCCTGAACATGACCAAGCGGATCAACGGCGGCACGATAGGATTGCAAGATCGGATCAAGCATTACAAACACGCGCTGCATGTGCTGGGGGTGAAATGAGATACCTGCTGATTCTGCTGCTGCTGGCTGGGTGCGAAGACAGGTTCAGATACCCGTGCCAGGACAATAAGAACTGGAACAAGCCTGAGTGCCAGCGACCGACCTGCGCGGTGACCGGTACTTGCCCCGACCAGCTGGTGCCAGCTGCTGACTTTAAGCCGGAGGAACAGAAATGAAATGGACTCCTGACCATATTGATTCGATCATCAAGCTAGTCATTGGCACGACGTTCTGTGCTGTGCTGTTGATGATGTCGAGCTTGGCCATGTACTCGGTGGTGTTCGTCACCCAGCCGATGAACTCCATCGCACCAGCTGACAAGCAATTCTTTATGTTGCTGTCGGACATGTCGAAGTACATCCTCGGTGCGCTGGCAACCCTGCTGGCCATCAAGGGCAAAGATGGTGTCGCCAAGCTGATCGACCCACCGCCTGGTGTTAGCAAGGCCAGCGATTGGACTGACCCGCAGCCACCAGCACCCAAGGCTCCGGCACCAGTGCATCAGCGCGTCGAGCCTATACTAGAGACTAGCCCACCACCACCCGTGGCGGCAGGCTTTAACGGTAAAGCAGCACCACCCGCAGCGCCGCAACCTGAACTATAGGGGGAACCATGAACGCTTTTGTATTGATCCGCATGGCCGCAACCGTGGCCGCTAGCCTGCTGTTAGCATTCAACGTCCACGCTGGTGGCGAGATGAAGAAGGTTTGCCGGGAAGATCCGAAGACTAAGAAGGAAGTCTGCCGCGATGTGAAGGTGCATAAGAAACTGGAAGGCACCAAGGTTCCACCGAAATGAATCCTTATTTCATTGCCGGTGCCGTTATCGCTGTCGCAGTGGCTGGCGCTGGTGGCTACGTCAAAGGCTCGGCAGCAGGTAAGGCCGAGGTACAAGCGCAGTGGGATCAGGAGAAGGCCAAGCTGGCAGAGGAGTATGCGAAGGCGCAGGCAGCTGCACGCGAGAAGGAACAGCAGCTACAGGCCCAGGCTGACAAGCTGAGAGAGGAATCGTATGAACAGATCAAAGATATTAATGCTCGCTCTGACCGGCTCATTGACAGCCTGCGCAAGCGCCCCGAGCGCCCCGCCACCCCGGCAGGTGCCGTGTCCAGTACCGCCAGCTCTTGCAGTGGAGCGTCTGGAGCGGAACTGGATCGGACAAATGGAGAGTTTCTTGCAAGGTACGCCGCCGACGCAGCAAGGCTCCAATCAGCCCTCGACACCTGCATCCGCCAGTACGAAGCAGTGAGGAACACCCCCCGCTGACACTGCGCCCCTCCTGCGCTAACCAAAGTACCAGCGGGTTTTCCCGGCTATCAGTCGGGATTTTTTTCCTTGTTCATCTCAGCGCCCAGCATTCGCAGCCGCTTCTGGTAAGCCTGCGAGTGCTGCAGCATGGCACCAGGCTCCATCTTTTTAAACAGCACCTGGTTCGCTTCCTTGAAATTTTTTAGCGCTGTCATCCGGTCGCGCTCACTTGCCTTGCCTGCTGACATCGTCTTGTCGGCCAGCTCTTCATAGGCTGCAGACCAATCGAGCTGCGTTGCGTGCGTTGACTTGACCACCGGCTCGCCACCGTCCTTGCCTGGCACCATCAGCTGGAACTCACCTGCTTGCGCTGGCACTACAACAACGGCTTCCTCCAGATCCGGCACATACTCATCTACCTGTGGCGGTGGTGGTGCGATCCGATCCAGTGGGTTAGATGGCAGCGGCGTGATATTCTTGGCTGGCTGTGGCTTGGCCTCTGGCGGGAAATCCTGCGCCTCCTCGACTGTGATCAGCCCCTTCAGCGCATCAGGGAACGCATCACGCAACGCAAAGCCGCGAGCTCGCATCTGCATCATGCGCTTTGGGTACGCCTGCCACGGCCCCTGCTTGCCCCACAGGCCAGCTCGCTTGGCATCCTCGACTGAGAACTTAGCGATCACCGGCTTGCGACCCTTGCGCTTGGCAACACACACGGCTACCGGGTTGGGCGTGCCTTCATCCTCGAAGTATTCCTCGATGTCTTCGCAGTGTGGGCTGGCCTGCACCAGCGCCATCGCTGCGTCACCGTACACGCTGGGCTTGCCATTGATTACTGCAATGTTTTGCAATGCCTGCATGGGTGCTAGGCCGATCTCTGCGCCCCATTGCATGGCCACCAGAATATCTTGCGGCTTGCTGACATAGGCTTTGGGTACTAGGCTGGACGATGCCAGCTCTTCAGCAAACTGCCGGGCTTCGGTAAAGGTTGCAGGCGCGAAGCCTTGTCTAGTTGTAACGAGATTGGTCATTGTTATCCCCTGGTAAAAATTCATGGATGGTGTACAGCACAAGCGCGGTGAAGGACTCGACAATTTCCTCGGCCTCTTCCTCGCTGCACTTGGGTATGGTGTTCAACAGCGCAACCACAGCTCTGGCGTGCGCCTCTTCGAGTTTGGTCATAGTGCCTCTTTGATGGACAGGGTTGATTGTCTGATGCTGTATGCGTCCTTCGCAGGCACCACCTTCTCAGGTTGCGCTTTGTAGCTACGCATTGGCCAACGAATCTCGAAGCGCCCGACGGTGCCTTTGGATGCTTGGCCAAGCATGGCTTTCAGCTCTGTCTCTGCTTCGCTGCGCTTGCCTTCTGCCTCTTTAATGTCTGCGTTGGCGGCTAGGATCTGGTCTGCCAGCTGTTCAGCGCGACTAGGTAGGTTGACCACCGCAGCCTCATCAGCTGCCGGGTACATACGGTCGGCATCTTTGCTGTTGGCTGGTGGGTAATAGTCGATCTCGCCGGTGGCTTTGTACTTCTCAATCTTGTTTTGAAACTCGAGCACCGCAGTCGTGATCGTTTCCAACGTCTGCTTGTGCGGCTCGAACAAGAAGATCCGCAGCACGGTTCCCTGGTACAGCACAGCCACGGCACCCCACTTGGCCTGCATGATGTCCATCTGTGCCTGCAACTGCACAGGGCCACGGTACAGCGCTGGCATTTCCTCGGGCGACACTGCGGTTAGCTTGGCCTCGAGCACACCATAGCCGTCGAGCATGATCTCATCCTGGCCGACCACGATAATGCCTGCGTCCATGTCGGTGCGGATCTTCTGGCCACGGCCATGCGCCCAGCCGTCCAGGCTGCAAGCCAGCGGTAGCGTCTTATGAAAGAAGGCCGAGTCGAACTCAGTCGAGAGCTCAAGCAGCTCGAGTCGCTTGGCTGTTTCTTGCAGGATAAGGCGCTCGATGCGGTCGCCCCAGGCCATCGCTTCGTTCTGTTTGTCTTCGCGTGGCAGGCCTTTGCTGGCGTTGATGCTGTACTGCAGCTCGTCATTGGGTGTCTGGTAGCGAGACAGCCCGAGCAGCGCTGGCAGGCGGCTGGCGCTCATCATGTAGTCTGGTGTTAGTTTGCCTGACATGTTTCCTCCGTTAGTTTATAGACCCGCACCACGCGAGCGTGAGCGGCTTTGTGAGCGGCTTCTGTGTAGCCGATTGCTGTGAATTTTTTACCTCGGAAAACAGCACCGAGCACTGATGGGTGCAGCTCCGCAGGTAGGTTGATGGCAGCTCGCACATCGTTGATAGACACCGAGCCCTGCTGCCTGCAGATCTCAGCTGCTATTTCCCGGCACTGAGCCAGGAAGTCGCTGTCGCGTCGCTCAAACAGTGCCAGCTGGGCATCGCGCAGGATCTGGCCGGTGATCATATGACACCTGCTACAAAGAACAGCGCCATCACAATGAAGATCCCGAGCAATACGCCGTTAAAGAAATCGTCGTTCATGCTGCACCCCGCTGGATTAGGTTAGAGACTTGGGCAGCGCCCCAGGTACGGCCACCGCGAGCGGTTTGCACGCCGCGAGCTGTCAATGCTGCTGCGATTGAGCGCAGGCTGGTGATGCCTGCACGCTGCAGGTCGGCGATGATGGGCATCATGCGAGCGGCAAATGCGTCAGCGTTGGCGCGGCCAGCTGCTGCACCGGCTTCTGCTGCGGCTTGTGGGTTTGGGTTACCGAGCTTGACACCGCGAGCCTTGGCTGCCTGCAGTGCTGCCTTGGTACGGCGGCTAATCTCTTCGCGCTCATGCTGGGCGACAACAGCGCGGATACCGAACTCAAGCGTACCAGCGTGCGGCATGTCGGCTGCAACGATCTGCACGCCAGAGTCACGCAGGGTCAGCAGGAACGCTGCCTGGCGGCTCAGTCGGTCGATCTTGGCAATCAGCAGAGCTGCGCCTGTGGCTTTGCACATGGCGATGGCAGCGGCCAGCTGTGGCCGGTCATCGTGCTTGCCTGATTCGATCTCAGTGAATGAATGGATGATGCCGTCAGCGTAGGCTTTGACTGCTGCCTGCTGGGCTTCGAGGCCGAGGCCAGATTGACCTTGGCGCTCAGTGGAAACTCGGAAGTAAGCTACATACTTGCTCATGTTTTGCGCTCCTGTATCTCGGTGGCGTTGCGGTCTTGAGTGACCGTAGACAGAGACTCTCATATATCGCCGGTATATGTCAACACCCCAAAC